TGCTCGCCACGATGGGCACCGGGCAAGCGGGTGAAGCGGCTGGGGTTCTTGTTCTGCTTGTCGGGCGGGCAGTCGGAGAAGAGCTCGTAGACGGCGGTCACGCGGGCGTCGTACTCGGCGCGGTCCTTGGCATCGACGCGGACCCAAGCGTGTACGGACTTGCCTCCCGAGTCCACGATGGCGGAGACGGGGAGGTTGGAGCGGCGGATGCGGGCCAGTTGTTCGGCCTTGGTGCCGGTGTCCCATTCGAGCAGGACGTGGCGGTAAGCGCTTACGCTGGAGTCCTTGCCGTCGGCGTCGGAGACCGGGTTGATGCGGACGAAGGAGCCGGCCGGGCCGCCGTCGAGGGCGGGGTCGAGCCCGATCAGGTCGTTCCAGGCGTTGGCGGTCTTCACGATGCCTTTGCCGGCGGGGCGTCCTTTGCCGTCCTCGGCGAGGGTGGCGGGGGTCTCGATTTGCACCTGCTCCTCGGGACGGAAGACCGCGAAGAGGAAGTCGGAGAAGGTGAGGAAGTCGGCGGGGGCTGGTTCAGCTGCGGGCGCCGTGGGGGCGGGCAGGTCGGCCAGCGTGGCCTTGCGTGGTGCCTCGGTGGCTTGCGGCGGCGCTTTGACCGGGCGGGGGAGGGAAGGGGCAGGCTTGTCGCCGATGAGCCAACCACGGGGCTTGTCGTGCACGCGGCGGTTGGCTTCGCCGATCTTGCGCTGGAGGTCCTTCTCGGCCCAGGGCGGGGAGCACTTGGTGGCGTTGTACTCGCGGAGCAGGTCGAGGGCGGTGGACTCGTCGAAGGCGAAGCCGTGGGCCAGCACAGTGGCGGCACGGAAGAGGGCGTCGTGGCCCTTCTGGCCTTCGATGGAGTCAGGAAGGTGGACAAGGTATTTCCTCGCCCGCTCGATAAGGTCGTCGGGGTTTTGCATGGCTTGCGGGGGTGGGTATGGTCAGCGGGCGGGCTTCTGTCGAGCCTTCTTGCGGACGGGGCCGAAGTAGGGAGCCTGGCGGACGTACTTGCCAGCGTAGGAGTGCCGGAGGGTGATGCGCTCCATCAGGCCGAGGCGGATGCCCTTGCGGACGGGGCCGAAGTAGGGAGCCTGGCGGACGTACTTGCCAGCGTAGGAGTGCCGGAGGGTGATGCGCTCCATCAGGCCGAGGCGGATGCCTTCGTTGAGGTAGCGCTTGGCGCACGAGCTCTTGCACTTCCAGCGCTTCTGCCAGTCCTCCAGGGTGTAGAAGCCGGGCGGGGCTTTCTCGGCGCGGTTGTGTATCTCGGCGACAATCGCGGCGAGCATGGCGTCGTTGACCTTGATGTTCTTGCCGTGGCTGCTCATTTGCGGGGCGTGTAGAAGCGTAGGTCCTTCTGCCAGACGAACTGGTCGCCGACCTTGTGGACCAGCCAGGCTTTCCAGTTGTTGCCGTCCACCCAGCCCGCGACCCAGCCTGACCCCCACCTAGCTGAGGCCAGCCGATGCGCGGCGTAGCCCATCTCGTCCTTGAGGCAGAGACACCCGGCGCTGAAGGCGTTGCCGGAGCCGTGCTTGGTCAAAGCGATGCTGGCCAGCGTGTGCGTGTGGCCGTGGATCAGGGCGCCGCCGGCCACGGCGTAGTGGAGGCCCTGCTTGATGGTGGCGTTCTCGCCGTGGGCGTAGCCATGCACGAAGGCCACGGGGCCGAGGCGGAACACGCCCTTGTCTGCGTGGTAACCGAGCACGACCTTGGCGCCCGCCTGCTTGGCCGTGCGGTTGATGTCGTCCTTGATGTCCTGGCAATAGTCGCGGACCATGGCCGACCCGGACGAGCTGATGAGGTTGTCGAGGCGGTGCTCGTGGTTGCCCCAAAGGTATACTGTTGGGCGGAAGCGGCGGAGGAAGTCCTTGCCGGCCTCGAGGTCGGCCTTGAGGGACTCGCCGCTCTCCGCGTCAGAGGAGCCGACGCCACGGCGCAAGCTGCGGAAGTCGAAGTGATCGCCACCGGCGACCCTGACCTCGGGCTTGTAGTCCTTGCAGAACTCCCAGAGGGCGTCGAGGGCCTGCGGGTCGGCCATGTCCCCGTGCGAAGACAAAGCGGACGGGCTTGCTCACGACTGCTTGCCCTCCTCGGCTTTAAAATAGTCAGCCCCAGATTTAAGATTAGTCAGCCGCTCGACCTCGGCCTTGAGGCGGGCGATTTCCTTTTCCTTTTCGGCTAACAAGTCGCAAGCCTTGGCAATGGAACTATTCCATCCATCGGGCAATGGTTCTGCTTCCCGCTTGGTAGCGTTGCAAACAAACTCGGAGGACTGTGCAAGGATAATGCCCTTGAGCCGCTCGACCTCGGCCTTGAGCTCCTTGATGCGGTCAAGCAGTTGGGCCTCAACCGGGATGGCCTTCAGGCGCTGCTCCCTTGCCAGCCGCTCGACCTCGGCCTTGAGGCGGGCGTAGTCGATGTAATCGACCAGCGGGCCAAAGGGGTCCACGGCGAGGATGTTTCCGCCAAGGGTCAGTTGCGCCTGGTTATTGGCCACGCGGTAACGGGTTGGGTCGCTCATCGCTTGATGCGTACCTTGTTAGGGCCTCGGGCTTTGTACTTCTTCGCGATCCGCAGGCCGAGCTTCTTCGCGGCGATGTAGAGGCGGGTGTAGGAGATGCCGAAGCGCTTCTCGGCCTCGCGGAGGGTGATGCCTAGGTCGTGCGCCTTCTGGGCGGCCTCGTAAGACTCGGGCTCCTTGATGCGCAGGGTGCGGCCGTCCCTGGTCTTGAACAGGTTTGCCCCGCCCACGGGGGCCTTGGTGCCGTAGTCGCTGCGCTTGCCGGCGGGGAGGGAGCCGCCCCAGGAGAGCTTACGGCGGCAGCCTGCGGGCCACGTCACGCCGACCTTGGCGAGAAAGGCGGTGATGACGCCCAGCTCGACCTTGGCGTACTCGGCGGCCTCGTAGGCCGTGAAGCCCTGCCGGTGGGCCAAGCGGCAGTTGGTGGCCAGTCGCTTCTCTTCCGTGGACCAGTCGGCCTGCTCCTTGAGGAACTGCCGGTGAATGCCTTGGGGGCAGTTGGCCAGGAAGGTGAGGCGCTCGGGGGTCATGCCCCACTTCTTGGCGAGGTCGTAGATGTCGCCCGGTTCGGATCCGTAGCCGGCGAAGAAGTCGGAGCTCATAGGTGCCAGAGTTTCGCGATGCGGTACCCGTGGAGCAGGACGGCCTCTTCGTCGCCGGACGTGGCGTAGACTGTCTCGTCGAAGGGGACGGCGGCCATGATCTCGACCAGCGACATGGCCTCCTCTTCGTTCGCGGCCTTCCAACCATGGCGGACGATGTGGACAGCGTGCAGGCTCACCCCGTACATGTCGCAGTAATTCTTGGCGGCCTCGTACTCGTTGATGTAGCGCCAATCGGAGACCACAAGCGTCTGGCCGTCGGTCAGGTCGGCCACGTAATTGCCGATGGCCTTGGCGAAGATGTCCTTGTCGCGGCGGCGCATGGCCCGGCCGAACTCGACCAGGAGGTCGCGGTCCTGCAGCTTGTCGGCGTCGGTGAAGTAGTCCACCTTAAGGCCGACGTTGTGGGCGGCGGTTTCGAGGGCGTACTTGAGGGTGTCGGCGAAGGCCACGCGCTTGGCATCCTTGGCGGACGCGACGATGCCCTTGGCGAAGGTGTCCTTGCCGGCGCGGGCGAACCCGCAGACCAGGACGAGGTGCTTGGAAGGCGCCATGATCAGAAGGACTCCGGGGCGGTGAGCGTCTGGCCCTTCTTGGCCCACGTCAGCTTGTACTTGTAGGACGGGGAGCCATCGGGGCGGGGGTTGCCTTCGCTGACCTCGACGAGGGTCTCGACGACCTTGCCGGCGGCCTTCTCGACGTAGGCCACGTAATCCTCGGGGGTGCGGCCGGCGAACTCGCTGGTGAAGTTGCCGGACATCTTGCCGACCAGCATGGCAAGTGACTTCGGGTACTTGGTGCCGTAGGACTGCGAGAGGCAGTGGCCGTCGGCGGTCATGAGGAAGAGGCGGTAGGACATGGTGCCGTCGTCCCAGACCCGGACCTTGTCGGCCTTGGGCTTGGAGAGTTTCAGCATGTAGATGCCGGACTTGGTGATCGTCTTCAGGGGCACCTTGTCGGCGCCGTTGTGCGGGTTGTGCATGGTTTCTGGGTGGTTGGGAATTAGGAGAAAGAGAGGGGGACGGCGTCGCCGGGCTTCTTCCAAGGCTCGACCTTGATGATCTCGGGCTGGTAGGTCGGCCACGAGTCGAACTCGGAGCACTTCTGGAAAAGGGTGATGGCCTCCAGCATCTTCATGCCGCCATCGGCCACCAGCTCCTGGTCGAGCTCGAAGACGGCGCCCTCGTAGGGGGCTTCCTTCTCGACGGCGATGATGCGGAAACCTCGTGGGGTCTCGCCGTAGTTCAGCTTCCAGAGGTGCATATACCAGGCGGCCTGCAGGCGGAAGTCCGGGTTGCGCTGCAGCTCGCGGCCGAAGCCGTGCGGGGTGGCGTCCTCGCGGGTGGTCTTCAGGTCGTAGAGGAAGCCGTCGGCGCCGATGAAGTCGATGGACCCCTTGAGGGCCACGCCCATGTAGGTGCCGGTGAGCGCGATCTCGGCGGCGTGCACGCGGATGCCGTGGCTGGCCATCACGGCGCGGAGGCCGTCGGCGTAGTGCAGGGCGTTGTCGTACTCGTCGCAGTCGCAGGGCAGGTCGTCGGGCTGGAGGGTGGTCTTCCAGTACTCGTACGCGGCCTTGCCTTCCTTGGTGTTCTTCTTCACGTCGGGCTCGGGCTTGTACTTGGCGAAGACGTCCGGCTGGAGCACGCAGGCGTGGGTCATGATGCCTTCGCGGAGGGCGGCGGTGGCCTTCGAGGGGTTGGCCAGGGCGTGCTTGTACTTGGCCGGGGAGCGGAGCAGGACCTTGGCCAGCGTCTGGTTGAGACCGGGCAAGGCGTCGTACTCGGCGCGGTTGCCGGCGAGGCTCATGGCCTTGATGCCGGTGATGTCGGGGGGCGTGTATGTCTTCATGTATGTCTTATGTATGTTATCGGGGGGTGGTGGAAAGGGGAGGGGTGCCCTGTGAACTATGGAACATGCCCGGATCCAATCGGGCGAAACACAGGGCGACCCCAAGGTGGTCAGAGGTCTTCGTCGGGATTATCGACGGCGTCCTCGATGGCGCCGAGAGTGACGGCCAGCGTCTCGGCCTTCTCGTGCAGGTTCTGGAAGGAGACCAGGAGCACGCTGATGTCGGAGCGGAGGGCGTTGAGGCGCTCGCGCAGCTCGTCGAGGTCGTGGGCGTCGTCCACGCGGGAGAGGTCGGTCACGGCGAGCACGTTGCGGAAGCGGGTGCTGTCCTGGCCGATGCGGTTGACGTCGTTCTGGGTGACGAAGGCGGAGAGGTAGCCTTCGAGGTTGAGGGCCTCGACGTGGAGGCGCTGGAGGTTGGCGGAGGCGGAGTCGCGGGGGCTCATGGGCGGGTGGGGATGGTGATCTCCGTGATGGTGCCCGGGGACTTGACGAAGTACCGGACGTTGGAGCGTTTGAGGGTAGGCCAGGTGTGCACCTTCCACGCCCGCATGGTCTGCTCGAGGCCCTTGGCGTTGGCGGCGGTGCATTCCCAGAAGGCTTCCCCGTCGAGGAGGATGAGCATGCCGTAAAGGTAGACGGCGTCCTTCTCGGCGAGGCGTTCGATGGACTTGGGGATGTCAGCCATGGCGGCGCTTGTCGGCCCACTGCGAGCAGGCGTTCATGATGTCCTCGGGCGTCACCTTGTCGGCGTGGCGGAGCACGTACCAGATCTCGTCGCCGGCCTCGCGCATAGCCTCGTTGCGTTCCTCAAGCTGCTGGATGCGGGCCTTGGCGGCCGCGAGCTCGTTGATGCGCTGGACGTTCTCCAGGGCGTCGCGGATCGGGTCGAAGGGTTGGCCGCCCGAAAGGAAGTCGTTAGCCATTGGCGGCCTCCTTCTTGACGGCGGCGTTGAAGGCAGGGTTGTTGGCGATGGCGACCAGGTGCTCGCCGGAGAGGTCGGCCAGCCCTTGGCCTTCCTTGAGCCAGCCCTTGCGGAGCAGGACGCGGACGGCGGCCTCGGGGTGGTCGGTGTACCCGCTCGCCCTGCTGGCCGTTTGAGGGGTCTGGCTGGCCGCCTGAGGCGTTTTGATGGCGGGGGAGGCCGAGAGCCCGTTCCCGTCAAGGTCGAGGTCCACGGAGACACAGCAGGCGGTCTGGACGGATTGCCGGCGGATGTAGGTCAGGGCGGCGCCGATCTGCTGGGGGTTCATGCCGTCGGCCCGGATGAAGAGCATGCCGCCCGGGAAGGTCGTGCCGTCGCGGTGGCGGAAGGACGTCTGCACGCCGATGCGGCCGTCGGCCGTGGTGTCCACAACCTGGCACAGGGCCTTGGGAAGGTTAGTCGAGTTTGCCGTTGTTGGCGGCGGCCGCGTCGATGGTCTTCTGCGTAAGGACGCGCAGGCGGCCATTGATGCAGAGAGACCAGTAATTCAACTGGCCCTTGCGACGGGGCTTGAGGGCGCCGTAGACAGTGCCGTCGTGCAGGATGATGTACTTGGTGCCCGGGATGGCCACGGGGGGCAGTACCAGGGACTGGGTGGTTTGGAGGTTGGCGGGGATGTTGGACATGGTGAAAAGTTAGTTGATGGCGCCACGCTTGGCGGCGTCGAGGATGAGCAGGGCGTCGGCGTTGGCCAACGTCACCTTGAGGCCGGGCTCCGAACCGAAGAGCTCGCCGGCGCGGGCCTTCAGTTTGTTCTTCCAGGCGGTGGTCGAAAGGTCGCCCTTCGTGCCGACGGGGTGGGCCTTCTGCCAGATCGCGGGGCGCACGCGGTGGACTTCCCACCCGCAGGCCACGGCGGCGCCGTAGAGCACGCCCGTGTTCCAAAACAGTTTCCCGATGGCCGACCCGGGGATGTTGCGGCCGGTGTACAGGGGCGGCTCCTCGAGGTAGAGCACGACCTTGCCGGCCTGCGTGCTGATGTTGGCCACTAGCTTGCAGACCTCCCAGTCCGTGCCGGGCATGTTGTAAGACGAAAGCCCGAGGTGCTGGTGGTACGTCACGATGGCACCGGACACGCCAGGGTCAACGGCGACGAGCAAAGGATG